GGGCGAGGGTGGAATCATAGCCATGCGGGTTCCTGGCTACCCCACGATAAACACGGACGCCAACGCCAGGATATGGCTGAGATGGAACAAGGAATACGAGACCATGAGCCTGGCCGACATAGACCAGGCCTCGAAATTCAAGGGACGAACAGTTATAGTGACCCCAACGGCAGAGGGATTGAATTCCATAGTGGCCACACCACTGGGAGAGAAATACGTTTACGAGATAACGGCCAACGCACTGCAGACTGTGTTGGACGGCAAACAGATCAAGAGGGTGGACATCAGCGCCGTGGTCGAACTGGCCATCGCTGTGCTGATAGGTGTAATGATAATAGTGGCCACAAGATTCTTGCCTTACTGGGCGATAGGCATAACACTGGCCGTGCTGTACAGTGGTACGGTGTATGCCTCATACCTCGTGTTCCACAGGTACTCGTTGTTGGGAGATGCCAGTTGGGCAGTGATAACACTGACAGTGGTGGGATTCCACGCCGTGTTCAACAGGTTCATCCTGGAGTTCCAACAGAAACAACAGATCAAGCGACAGTTTGGCGGGTATGCTTCTCCGCAAGTGGTAAAACTGTTGCAGGTAAATCCAAATCTGGTAAAACAAGGTATTAAAAAAGAAGTTTCAATCTGTTTCTCAGATTTGAGAGGATTTACTCCACTGGGAGAATCATTTGGAGATGATGTGCAAGGGTTGACTCGAGTAATGAATGGATACATGGATGCCATCACACAACCTGTGTTAGAGGCCAACGGCATGATAATCAAATACATCGGTGATGCCAGTATGCACATCCACAATGCTCCTATGGATGATCCAGATCATCCACGCACAGCAGTTCAAACAGGATTAGCAATGTTGAGAGCTGTGCAAGAGTTCAACAAAAAATTAACAGCCACAGGTAAACCTGCAGTGGGAATGGGTGCTGGCATCAACACAGGATTAGGCTACATTGGTGAAATGGGTAGCACACAGCGACATAGTTATGATGTGTTGGGTGATGCTGTGTCTACCACTGCCAGATTGGAATCACAGTGCAAGAACTACGGAGTGTTGTTGATAGTTGGTCCAGAAACCTATCGCAGAACTCAAAAAGATTTCTTTTATCTTAAGTTGGATGATCTTGCTGTGAAAGGTAAAACTGTGGGATTGGATATCTACACGGTGCTAGATTTAAATGCTGTAGAATATAGTAATGATAAAAAAACACACGATACTATGCATGATGATTATAGGAATCAAAAATTCGATGAAGCTATTGCTAAATGTAAAATATTAAAAGGCAAGTTTGATGGTCAAATGGACAAGTATTACAAGATGTGGATCGAACGTTGCGAATTTATGAAAACACAAACTTTGCCCAAAGATTGGAATAATGTGTTTATTGCCACTACAAAATAATCTAAAACGTAAATCCTCTTACACTTGATAAATAAATGTATGAAAATTTACATGATTACAAATATAATTAATCATCATACCTACGTTGGAATGACTTCTAAATCTTTAGATGTTAGATGGTGCCGGCACAAAGCAGATGCTCGAAGAAATAAACCTTTTGTTTTACACAAAGCGATACGTAAATATAGGGAAGAAAATTTTAAAATTAAATTATTAGAAGAATGTAACGTGACCTCTATGGAAGAATTAGGAGAAATAGAGAAAAGTTATGTTGCTAAACTTAATCCAGAATATAATATGACCCTTGGAGGTGAAGGACATACTGGTATATCTATGAAAGGAGAAAAAAACGGAATGTTTAATAAGAAACATACTAAAGAATCTAAAGCTAAAATGAGTGCTAATCGTAAAAGAAAAGGCAGTCGTCCAGGAAAATTAAATCCACGTTTTGGAAAACCCGGGACATTTAAGGGCAAATACCATACAGAAGAAACAAAAATTAAGATGAGAAAGCCTAAATCGGTTCCTCGTCAACGAGTAAGTTGTGAATTTTGCAAAAAAGAAGTCACTATTAACACCATTGGACAACATAAAAAAGCCTTTCATACTAAAAAAAATAATTGAAAGTAACCGCAGGTTGCACCGAACACCACAGGCAGTTCCTGGAGTCATACTACGGGGGTGATTGGAAGGAAGCCATCAAGAGGTTGGACACGGCCGTGACAATGCATCCTGAGATGGGGCAGTACTACGCCAACATGAGGGATAGGTTGCGATCCGGCAGGCCCGCGGATTGGTCCGGCACATACAGGGCCACTACAAAATAGTTCTTATAATTGCTTCTGCCAGTGTGCTGGCCATTGGGTGTTATCTGATTGTTCATTTACGGCCACGACTTCTGTGATCATCTCAGGTGTTTCATCCCAACAACAGTCGTCACGAGAAACACAGTTACTTTCAACATAGACCTTTTCAGTTTTCTTTTTGTCTTGGTACATTGTGTTGTTTCCTTTTGTAAATAATTGCTTGTAAATTTACTTATAGTAAACTTATACTGAAAACCACGGAAAATCAAGTCATATGATGTAAACGATGTAAATGTTTTGTAAATTTAAATTTACAAGATTTACAAAATGTGGATGGGCTATTTCTTCTTGGGTTTTTCTTTGTGCTCGAGGATCATGTTCAACTTCTGGGTCAGACGTATCATATCGTTGTCCAGCATACGTATCCTGTCGATCAGTCCTATCAGGGTCTTGTTGGCCTCACCCAGCACGGGCTTGATCTCCTTGGTCACCCATAACCATACGTAATATATGAAGTATCCCAGACCGAACGCGGCCACTATGGGGAATCCGAAAGACTTGATCGCTTCCGCCAGTTCTACCGTGATCATCTAATACTCTCCATTTTTTGAAAGTAATTACTTTTAATAGTTTTGTTGTGTGCTTTTAGGTGCATTGCCATTCCATTTATCTTTACATTTATACCACAAACCTCACAAGGTTTAGTAGGATATACTTTACCCATTTGTCCTTGACTCATACGCTTTCTTGCTTCTGCACTTGGTTTACTTCTTTGAACTTGTTTAGGAGTCTTACCTCTTTTAGATAACGCATTTTGTAAAACTCTTTTGTCAGTTTTGGTAGTCAATCCTTTGTTCCAAGGAGTTCTGCCTTTAGTAAGAGCACTCATCTTTTTTCTTGTTGCATCACTTATATTTTGAATACCATCACCTCCGTCAGTTTTGTTTCTAAGTATACCTGTGCCCATGTCTTTTCTGCCATATTGTCTTATAAGTTTTACTTCTAAATCAAGCGCCTGTTGTTCGATCAAATTATCTTGAATAATATTGATTCTGTTTTTGTCTAAAGGCTTGTATGGTCTTTTTGAATATGCTCTGAATCCTGTTCCTTTTCCAATATAATAAGGTGTACCATCTGTTCTTAGATACTCATATACATAATATTTTTTAATCTTTTCTAGAATCATTTTTCCCTTCCGATGCGGCCAATCTGTCCACGTTGGGCCTGACCCCTGACACGTGTGACAGCAGTGTGTCTATCTTGACCAGGTCGTTGTTCATGGTCTGCACCCTGTTGTCCAGGGCCTGGATTATGTTCTTGAGTCCGTTCACTGAACCGGTCACCGTGGCCAGTATGAACTTGAGGATTATGAATATGAACACACCAGCCGCCAGTGCGCCTGCTATGGGGAAACCCACCTCTGATACGAAAGTCAAAAAATCCATAATGTACGTGTATTTACCAACTCAGAGTGATGCGGTTATTCTGTAAATACTTGCATGAATTACACCATGTTGATGATCGCATGCATGACCTTGGAAGTCTGCACGGCCATGTTCGATGACACCAAGTTCAGTGACTATGACACCTGTTACGAGGCCTCGAGATCCGTGGTCGGCTTCATGCAGGAGACATACCCCGAATCGGCAGGTGAGGTGTATTGCCTGACAGACCAGGAACTGGCAACGTACAAGGAATACATAGACCAGGGTGGCGAACCCCAACTGACCAACCCCGAATTACCAGAAACAAACATCTAGTTGACATCTTATCGTTTCGTAGTACAATAGTACTATGATTCACGCGATGATAGATCTGGAGACACTCTCCACAAAACCCAACGCAACAATACTGACCATAGGTGGTGTGAAGTTTGACGCCTACACAAGAGTAGAACCTTCTCAAGGACTGTACCACAGGATCGACGTGGACTCACAGGTTGCCATGGGCAGGGACGTCATGGACGAGACCGTTGAATGGTGGGGCCGACAGGCGGAGGACGTCAGGGAAGAAGCACTGGGAGACGACGACAGGATCGATCTGAAATACTTCATCAAGCAGTTGAACAAATGGTGTGTGGGGGTGGACGTGTTCTGGTGCCAAGGTCCGTTGTTCGATTATGCCATACTACAAAATTTCTACGCACAGATGCAAGTGCCCGTACCATGGAACTTCTGGCAGATAAGAGATTCGAGGACGCTGGGCAGTCTGGTACCACGTGATCCCAACGAGAAGAGGACTGGACTACACAACGCACTGGATGACTGCTACTTCCAGGCAAGGAAAGTGCAACAGATATTCCAACAGTTGGACATCAGGAATGACAGATATTAAGACCCTCTACATAAAGATAGCCACACGCATCATGCGGTATTTTAGATTTGACCTACAACTGCATTTCTTCTGGTCACTGTTCTTGACATTACTGGCAATATTCTGGCAACCATTGATATACCTAGGGCTTGTAGCAACTATTGTGAAAGAAGCACTGGACCTCTGGACCAAAGGACACTGGAGTTGGGACGACTTCTGGTTCGGGTTTGTTGGATGGGTCATCGGGGTGTATGTTATATTGGAAGTCCTATGAAATGGTATACCATACAAGATCTTTACACCGTAGAAAAATACAAAATCCAACACAGTAAAACGCCAACCACAAAATGGGTACGTTTACCATGTGTTTACAAAATCAAAATAAACTCGAAAGTCGTACACGTGGGCAGGTCCGACACATGTAGGAAACACGGTGGTGCTGAAAAAGTCAGGAAGGCCCTGGTAAATCTCCTGGGACTGTGGGAATACAATCCGTCTGTGACAAAAACAAAGATATGGGATCAAATAAGGTTGCAACATAGACCAAATTCTAGTAATATAAGGATAGGAATACTAGAAACCAATGACATCGGAAAAACCTATCTACAAGAAGCCCTTTGAACCCATAGACAATTACAAAGAATCTACCTGGGTTGGAAACAGCACACCCATATTCGAGGACGGACACACAGCGGTGTTCAAAGATCGATATCCTTGTGTTGACGGACACCTGCTTTTCATAGCAAAGGAAAACACAGCGGAATACATAGGTAAGTCATACAGCCTGGCGTTCCAGTGGGGACAAGACAGGATCAAGGAAGGCAAGATGGATGGGTTCAATGTGGGACAGAACATCGGCAAGTGTGCGGGGCAGACCATATTCTGGCCACACATACACTTCATACCTAGGAAGGATGGGGACAGCGAGAAACCAGGCGGCATAAGACACGCACACCTGGGAGTGAAACACAAGAATCATTACTGATGAAAACAAAAAAGAAAAAGAAGATCAACGCAGAGCCAATATTCGTTTCTCCCGACGGTGGAGAGACTGTGTACCAACAATTACCAGACGGCAACCGTGTCCTGGTGGAGCAGTCACAGAAGGCCAAGGACGAGGAGACCGCCTACGAGGAAGCAGAAATGGTGGGAGTGGAAGCCATCGAGCTCCGGAGGAAATACCCCACACTCAAGAAAGCATGGGATCAATACCGTGTCATATGGCGTTTAGTCAACGATAATGACTGATATGTACAACTATTCCAACTTCAATTTTACCAGCAGTGTGCAGGCTTCTGTGTGCGTCTAAAGGGGTGATTAAATAGTATTATGACCAAGTATGTGAGCATAATAGGCAACGGTGAAAGCAGGAGGGGATTCGACATCTCGCCATTGAAATCATTCAGCACGGTAATTGGTTGCAACGCAATCTACAGAGATTTCATCACGGAATACCTGGTGTGTGCAGACAAGCATATGTGCCAACAAGCTGTCAACGCCGTTGGTAAAGGAACATCGGTATACACCCGAGACAACTGGGCGAGTCAATTTGCAAATTGGCCTAACGTGAAAGAATTTCCAAAACTGCCCTACAGCGGAGACAAGAGACAGGATGAACCATTCCATTGGGGCACAGGACCTTACGCAGGTGTGCTGGGACTGACCTTCAAGCCCAAGGCCATATTCATGATAGGGTTCGATCTACACCCCTTGGAGAAGGACAAGATCAATAACATGTACACAGGTTCCGATGGATACAAGTACATCAAGAGACCTGTGGATCCCAGTTACTGGATCTATCAGTTCCACAAGTTGATGGGATACTCTGATCCTGACACAAGATGGATAGTGGTGAACCATGATCGTTGGGAAATGCCAGAGGAATGGAAAAAACATGGTAATGTTTTCCAGGAGACATACGACGGCATGGCCCGATTCATCAACAAGCAGTTGACAAAAAAGTAATCTCGTATAAAATTGTTGTATGACTAGACCTATGGTGGAACACCTGATGGTGCAACAACAACTGAGAGCACCACACAAAAAGTGGAAACACATGGTGGCTGTCATGTGCTTGAATCTAACATACAGGAAACACGTAAAGATAATCTTACCACGACTTTTCAAGAGATATCCCAATCCCCAAGCGTACCTGCGTGGCAGATTGAAGACACAGCAGGAGATGTTGCGGCCACTGGGCATGTGGGAAGTGAGATCCAAGAGACTACGCAAGATGTCCGAACAGTACCTCACATGGGACAAGAAGGAAGCCAGTGACCTACACGGCATAGGCAAGTATGGATCGGACAGTTACCAGATATTCTTCCACGATCACATACCACCCAACGTCGAGGACAAGGAACTGAAGAAATACATTGACAAACTCTTAGGATAGTTTATAATAGTGATATGTTTGAAAAATACAAAGATGGAGATCTTATCACTCTTAAACTGGCTTCTGGAGAGGAAGTCATTGCAAATTACAAAGGCGGAGCAGACTCTTACATCAGTATAGAGAAAGCACTTGTGCTGATGAACGGTCCACAGGGCCTTGCGTTTGGTACATTTTTCTCCACTGCCAATCAGGTTGAAAAGATAGACATATCCAAGACACACGTGATATCCATCGCAATGGTCAACGACAAGATAGAGGGCGAGTACAAGAGGATATTCTCCAAGGTGGTCGTTCCCGACAAACCGAAGATCATCGTATAATGTCACACTTTGGGAAACACAGCAAAAGCATAGAGACACTGATAGACGTCACGGAAGCCATGCTACACGTCATGGAAGACAAAGGCATAGATCCAGAGAAGGTGTCCAAGAGCACCGAGTTCTCTGTGTTGATACATTTTTTAAAGAGCATCATCGATGGCGAGTTAAATATCCCAAACGAACTCACAGACACCATCAGGGAGAAATCCGCGGAATTTGGATTTGAACTGGACAACATAAAAAAGAGGTTAAACTAATGGCATACTATTCGACTAAAACATACGGACACCAGATAGGACTATCTGCTGTGTTCAGACAACCTAATGCAGATCACTCACACTGTTCATTACTACATGGTTACAGTCTGGGTTTCAAATTCACATTTGGTTGTGATGGACTAGACGACAAGAACTGGGCCGTGGACTTTGGCGGACTACGAGAGTTAAAAGGTTGGCTGGAAGATATGTTTGATCACAAACTCGTGCTGGACAAGAATGATCCACACATGGAGACATTCAAGGATCTACAAAAGAAAAAATTGTGTGAGATACGAGTACTAGACGGAGTGGGAGCAGAGAAGTTTGCCTACCATGCCTGGGAAAGAGCAGACAACATGATCCGTGAATTCACCAACAACAGATGCTGGTGTGAGAGTGTGGAATGCATGGAACACGGTGCCAATAGTGCAATCTACCAACGGTAATAAATTCCTATTTGAACTGGTAAGGGTAGGACTCAACGACAGGGCCTATTACATACAGACCTACGACACACCACTAGGCAAGAGATGGATAGAAGCACTAAAGGACAACCTCAAACAAAAGAGGATACTAGAGAAGAACTTCTGTTTCTTGGGATGGGCTGATTCAAAGAGGAATATAACCCACTTGGTCAAAGAACTGAACAAGTCAGTGGAACAGATAAACTCATTCACATTCGATCCACCATACGAAAAGATACATCCGTTTGTTGCAGATGATTTCCAATACAGCAGTAGCCTTCCCATAGGCAAAGCGGTCAACGGAGATGTGAAAGTAACACCTGGCAAGAGACTCAAACACGAGGCGTGTAATCTACTGCACAGGTATTTCGAGGAACTGCAAGGTACAGCATGGGACATGTCAAAATACTACAAACAAGCAGACTATGAGACCAAATATGCTATCAGACAACTCAACAACCTATGTCATGAGATCGAAAGCTGGGTGAATTCAGACAGGAAGAAAGCAATAGAACCGGAATGGATGAGGCCTTCTCAGATAACAACATTCCTAAATGCGCCTAGGTATGATTTACACCAAGAAGACTTTGAGCTTTTCAAACAGAACAGGTACGACAGAGACTTGGGAGGGGTGTACCTACACTGGTCGCAGGTGGGCAAGACGTTGTATGAAGTTTTCAGGGATGAACACGCACCAAAAATGACAGATGCATTGTGTTCAGAGATCAATCACCAGAAATATTACTCGGGAGAATTTGACATAGAATGGGGAGCCACTATAACGGAGGATCACCATGATTTTAAAAAAGAGGAGATGGACGAGTACCGTGCATGGCTCAAGGACAACAACTACGATTGGGAGGATCCCAAGCTGTCACTGGGCTACATCAAGATTGGACAGGTGGACCTGCAGAGGACTTTCGGAGCCAGTGCAACATTCAAGGAAATATACGAGACCATGTCAAATAATTTAAATATAACCAGCATCAAGACAATGTCAAACAGGACCATAGAGTGTGCGTACCCATACACATTAGACAGTGATGACTGGAGGCAGATACAGATGGAAGGATTGAAAAAAAGGTTATGAATCACGTAGTATGCGTTAAGTGGGGTAACAAGTATCCTTCACAATATGCCAACGTGCTGAACAGCATGGTCAAACGACACACCACAGTGCCTTTTCAATTCCATTGTCTCACAGATGATCCCGCAGGATTAGATCCGGAAATAAATGTAATAAAGCTACCAACTGACCCATGGATCAAATCATGGTGGAGCAAACTATGGATGTTCTCTCCGGAGATGCCTATCAAAGGAAACATTCTTTACTTTGATCTGGATGTTGTGATTTTTAACAACATAGATAATTTATTCACACACGAGCCTGGCAAGTTCAACATCATAAGGGATTTCAACAGATGTAGGGTCAAGGACTGGTCACTGTCAAACTCCAGCTGTATGCGTTGGGAGGCTGGAACCATGGACTACCTATGGAACGAGTTCAAGGACAGGTCAGCACAGATAATGCAACAGAATCACGGAGACCAGGACTGGATAACCAAGAGGGCCAAGGATGACATCACCTGGTTCCCAGACGAATGGATACGATCATACAAGTGGGAGATGATCGGGTTGAAGAACCCTAAACTGCTGTCCAAGGATGGCAAATGGTTCTATAATAGACCAACAAAAGTAGAACCTGGCAACAACGTGGCTGTGTTCCATGGTAAACCTAACCCAGAAAATTCAGCTGATCCTTTTGTGACGGAGAACTGGAAATGAAAATAGGCATAACAGGAACTACATCAGGAATAGGCGAAACTATAAGACAGATGCCTTACGAGTTTATAGAGTTTAATAGAAACGACGGTGACATACATGACGTTGAATTAGTCTATAAAAAATTAAAAGACTGTGATGTTTTTATCAACAATGCATGGGACAATAATTGCCAGACAAAGCTACTTAAATTCTTTTTTGACAAATGGACTGGCCTGCCAAAGAAAATCATATCTATAGGAAGTTCAGTTTCAACATACACACCATCTGGTACTGGATACAGCGATTACGTTGACCTTAAAAGAGAACTAAGGACAGCACACTGTGATATTGTTAACCTCAAAACAACACAGTGCAAATCATATCTCATTAATCCTGGTGTTACAGACACAAAAATGACCGGGTCTCGTAATTGCAATAAAATGTCAACACAAGACGTTACTGGCATAGTCAAGTTTGTGTTGGAGAATAAGTTGTACATACCGGAGATATATTTCTATGTTGAATAGATACGGTTGGCAATTATACCACTGGCACATAGAACCCAGTTCTAAATGCAGTCTGAGATGTCCTAGATGTCCTAGGCAAGAACATCCTGACATAAGCTGGATGCAGAAGGAGATATCGCTGTCTGAATTCAAGAGAGTATTTACTCACAATATGCTGGAGCAAACACAACGTTTCACAATGTGTGGTGATGTTGGTGATCCCATATATGCCAAAGACTACGTTGCAATAATAGATTACATAAAATCATACAATCCAGAAATACAGATATTCACGATAACCAACGGAAGTTACAAGACAGAGAAATGGTGGAAGGAATTTGCCGGTGTTTCAAACAAACATGACTCCATTAATTTCAGTGTGGACGGTTACGATCAAAAGTCCAACGACATGTACAGGGTAAACAGTAATTGGGACAGTATTATGGCAGGCATGAAAATATGTGCTGACGAAAGTGAGATGTTTGTGAACTGGGCGACTATTGTTTTCAAATTCAACGAAGATCATCTAGAATACATTAAGGGATTAGCGACACAACAAGGGTGTGATGACTTACAGTTGACTTACAGTACAAAGTTTGGCTCCAAGTATGGAGAAGCATATGGTGGAGAAACAGATCCTTTAGAACCGAGTAACAAGTACATCAGCAAGACGCACCGATACGAAAGACATATAGAACATCTATCAGGAAGAATACCGATGAGACTCACATACTTAAAAACCAATTACAAAAAATTCCTAGAAGTAAAGAAACAGTTCACAGGAGATATCATTCCTATGTGTTTAATAGGTAACAGAGGATTATATATGAATGCAGAAGGAACTATTTTCCCATGCAGTTGGACCAGTTTCCCTTACAAAAGTTTAGAGCACAACGGTAAAACAATCAAGTGGGAAGACAGCTTCTTTGTGAAAAATAAACATCTAGTAAATGCCAAAGGGAACAGATCGATCGAAGAGATTCTCAACGACGATGTGTGGCAAATTCTTTTTGATAGTTTTGATAAAAATCCATTTGTTGAATGTTCTCAAAAGTGTGGCAAAGATGTTGTTGATAAAAAATACGGAGTAGGTTACTATACAAACTAATGAATAAAAATTATGGAGCTGTAAAAATCAAAAAAATAAGTCCAAGGATGGACGAGGTACCCGATGACTGCGGATACATGAAACAGTTCGAGTTCAACGTTGACATGAACAGCAACGGTGTCATGGCCGAGTGCATAGAATGGTGCCAACTGAACTGTGAGGGCAAGTGGGGATGGTGGTTCGAGCCCGCGGGAGAGATAGAGAATCCCGCAAACCATTGGGAGGACCAGAACGCACACATGAGCTTTGAAAGGAAACGAGATGCTACGAAATTCTGGATGGCAGTCGGAATCCAGAACAGTGGCAACAAATAGGGATAATTACTAGTATGGCACCATTTGAAATAACAGAACAAGCGAAGAACCAGATAGAAAAATTGCTTGGGAAGAATCCGGACAAGTACGCAGTGAGCCTGGCGGTGTTGGGTGGCGGTTGTGCGGGCTTCAAGTATGAATGGGGTTTCACTGACACACAGGAGTCAGTTGGCAAGGATGATCACATAGAAGATTGGCACACAGGTAAATTCGTCGTGGATGAGGCTTCTATGCTGTACGTGGCAGGAACAAAGATCGACTTCGTTGAAGAAACATTTGGTTCACAGTTTGAGATAAGCAATCCCAACTCAACAGCATCCTGTGGATGTGGCGAGAGTTTTGGTGTCTAATGGACACAGCATTCGTTATAGGTAACGGAGAGTCAAGGAACATCTTCCCAATAGACAATTTAAAAGGTAAAGGCATCATCTACGGTTGCAACGCCATCTACAGGGATCATCCCATGTTGTGTGACCATATCGTGGCAGTGAACCCTCCCATGTACGAGGAATTAGCTCAGTGGCACAACCATGGCAAGGAGTCTCCAAACATCCACGGTCCAGACGACATCAGTTCGTGGAACTACATCTGCGATGGTGATAGTGAGATGGACGTGCCCGAGGGCTTGAAGATATACAGGACATGGAGGGGTGGCGACATCAAGAAGGGTGGCCGGATAAAGACCAATGATTTCTCCCGGGCGAGGGGATCTGGAATGAGTGCCGTGTTGATGGCCGCCGAGTCAGGAATTAAAAATGTTGTGATAATGTCATTCGACATAATGGGAGCCCAGCAATGGGAGATGGAAACACCCAGCAGGATACAGAACAACATCTACAAGAATTCGATCAACTATCCAGACAGGGCCAGCATGAAGGCGTACCTCAAGTACGAATGGATGTACCAACTTAGACAGATAATCAGGAGATTCCCCCGCACCAACTTCCATTTCATCAATCGCAAGGAATACATAGAGGGCAATCCTTTCCTGCGTTGGTACTTCGACCAACCCAACATAAAGTGTGGCATCTACGCTGACCTACAGAGATGGATCACGGGTTCTCGTGATGACATCCGATGGAAACAGTTATAAGGTAGTGGTACTGCTGGCGTCCAGCTGATACACCTTACGCATCTTGACACCCACTGATTGTGCGAACTTCTTGGAATCACAAACACTGCACACATGCTTGTAATCATTGGAGGCACGTGATAGATCAACTTTGCTCTTGGGCCTCATGAATATCTCAGAACAGGCATCGCATTTGAACACATAGATCAGGTTCTTCCTGTGATAATTGTGCATCGTACCTAATTTGCTCTCCCTCTTGTGTAACTTCATCGTTTTTAAGGTTTCTATGAACATATTATTATTTAATAAATACGAGTATCATATTATGGCAAGATTAACGATAGACACAGGAACAGCAGGAAACCCGGCGACAGGCGATACTCTACGTACCGCTATGACCAAGGTCAACGCCAATTTCAACGAATTGTACGATTCGGACCTGTTGGCACTGGTCGGTGGATTGATCAAGACACAGACAACCAATGGTGACATCAAACTCCAACCCAACGGCACGGGAGTCGTTGAAGTGGATCGTATACTTTTCTCAGGTGACGACATAACATCTTTGGTCACTAACGGTTCCATCAACATCACGGCCAATGGCACGGGCAGTGTTGGCATCGAGAGCATAAGCTTCAAGAACAATGTGATAAGTGCAAGTGATTCAACACTGATCACGATACAGGACGGTTTCACCGTGGGACTGGGTGGCATCGCCATCACAGGAATCCTAGACGAAGACAATTTATCCAGCAACAGTGCTTCTGCACTAGCAACACAACAATCTATCAAGAGCTATGTTGATTCACAGATCACAGCAACGAACACACTGACAGTTGCAGACGACACTTCAACGACAATAGACGTGGACCTAGACAGCACACTTTCAGTTGCGGGTGCGTCAAACATATCAACATCGGTATCAGGACAGACGCTGACAATCACTGGGCCAAATTTAAGTTCATATTTACAAAACACAGGCACACAGACCATAGACAATTTGAGTTTCAATGATAACATAATTTCAACCAGTTCAAACGCAGACCTAGAACTAACACCAGGTGGCACAGGAAACGTTGCGGTATCAAGACCACTCGTGATGGCTTCGTTCACGACGACACAGAGGAACACACTCACTGCCGCGAATGGGATGATGATATACAACACCACTACTAACCAGTTCGAGGGTTACGAGAATGGTGCATGGATCAGCCTAAAAGCAGACACGGCTGACGCAGGATAATAAATGGCCCAGGAATTAATCAACCTCGGAGCACTGGCCGATGATGGCACGGGTGACACTATCAGGGGAACCGGCATCAAGATCAACAACAACTTCACCGAGCTGTACGCATTACCATTCGCCCAAACACAATTGGGATTCGTTGAGAATGAAATCAGCTCAACACAGTCAAACGCGGACATAGTGCTGAAACCATCCGGAACGGGTGCCATACTGTTTCCAGCGATCAGGATCAACGACAACAACATAGAAGGCACGAGGACCAACGAGGACCTAATATTGAGGGCCAACGGATCTGGTTCATTGGTCGTAGACGGAATAGGAATATCAGGCACTTCAATAACTGCAATTGACTCATCTATAGTGAACATCAACGAGAACTTGATAGTGGACGGCACACTGACCACGACTGGCAACGTGACGGTCTCTGGGACAGTAGGTAGTACCACAGGTTCTGGGATAGGCACGATTACGCTGGCCAATGGCTCAATAACAGATTCATCAGGAGATATCAGTTTTGGCAACGAGGATTTAACGACCACCGGGACACTCTCCGCGGAGACTAACTCCCAGATCGGTAATATGACATTCGCAGATGGTTCAATAACAGATTCATCAGGAGATATCAGTTTTGGCAACGAGGATTTAACGACCACAGGAAATCTGAATGCAGGACCGGCCACATTGGGGATAATGACTGTATCAGGTGCATCATCGTTTGCAGGCACTACTACCATAGACAATCTCACCTTCAATGACAACATCATTGCCTCGAGTTCAAACGCAGATATAAATTTAACTCCAGGAGGCACGGGGGTTGTGAGTGTCAGCAATCTAACCATAGATTCGAGCATAAATTTGACCGACAACGTGATCAAGGTCACAAGATCCAATGACGATTTTGCACTGTCGGCCAACGGCACAGGTTCCGTGCAGATATCAAAGATAGACATGAACGGGGGAACAGTGGACAACACTGTCATAGGTGCAACAACACCAGCCGCGGGAACTTTCTCCACGGTCTCCATCACTGTACCATCAGTGAACGCAGACAAGGTCAACATCACAGACAACAAAATTAAAACGACAGACACAGATGCAAATTTACGGATCAATGCAAACGGTGGGTCAGGCAATGTTTTGATAAACGGTTTCACATTCCCCAACACAGTGGTGGGAGGACAACTGATCAGGACCAACGGAAGCAAGGTGCTTTCAACCCATATATTTCCGTTCGTGGTCACTGACACAGACGTGCAGGACGCCACGGTGACCATCACAGGCAACAGTTCAACACAGGTGATCAATTCTTTTGCGGCGGCCACTTACAGAAGTGTGAAATATTACATACAGATTTCAGATGCCACAGCCGACAGGTACACGTTGATTGAAGCAAATGTAACACATGACGGGACGAACGCTTTC